TCTATAAGTGAATGTTTTACCAGATGCGGTTTCCCTTGCCATTAAATCTTCTTCATTAAGGATTAGGATATTTTCTGTTTCATCATATTCCTTATACCTGGTTACAACCTGAATTAAAGACGTTCCGGCTATGGTTCTATCAGCAGTATAACCCCACCGCTTTACTATCCTATTCTGGTCAACCCGCACATTCTGACATGGATAATCACCATGCTGATAAGACATATTCAAGGAAGGCTTACTTAAATCATAGATATGTTCCAATGGGCGGATTATGAAAACTTTCTTCATTAGCTGTATCCCCCATCCTTTACTGTTATATCATGCTCTATCAATACCTTTTGTCCCACTGTAACAGTAATCCTATCAGCTTCATCGAGTATAGCATGTGCTAAAAGGTCGCCACCAGTTGCAGCGTTCAGAACTCCTATCTCAGAAATTGTTTCTGCTGTAGCAATTGTAAACTCATAAGAATACCGCACAGTATCATCTTTAACAAGAGTTGACATTACAAGTGTTTCCGCAGCTTCCCTATCAGATTCAGACTCTAAAGTTGTATCCCCTGCCGCAGCAGCAGTCGTTCCAGTACCAAAAGCAATATAAGCAAACTCTATAGGAGTACTTTCGTTTCCCCAAAGGTAAATGCTCTCTGTTAAACCAGCAGTTGTTACAGCCATTAGTAACTCCCTTCCTCTGGTGTTAATGTTACAGTAGCCTTAAATGTTTCACCAGCAGCCATTGTCGCTCTATTGGCAACAGCACCAACGGCACGATAAATTAAACTACCACCTTCGGCAGCAGGTTCTACATCCCAGCGTGTCCCATTCTCCCAACTGTTAGTAACTCCACTCACATCAACCGTATCTGAATCCACACCGTTTTGTGTGCCAGACTGGTCAGTGTGTATCTCTATCCACACATCGCCAGTCGGTGAGCCAATCTTCCTTGTCTTCCACTCAACCCTTGTTATATAATAGTCATCAGTACCATCAAGCTCAAAACTTTGGGCTATCTTTGTATGTGTTGCTAAGTTCAATAATCCAGTATTCTTAATACTACCCTGTGTATTAGAATTATCTACAAGTAACTCCTCTGAACCGCTTACAACTTCCTGACCATATATTTTAAATGAAACATCGGCACTTTGGCTACTCCAGACATCACTGCCATTTATATAGAACATAGCTCCGTCAGTATAGTTACTTGGAGTCCTGCCGATTACCCAGATATAGTTCGCAGTGCTTTGAGTGTAATCAGCATCCCAGACTAGATAGTAGGTTACACCACCAGTACAAACAGGTGTTCCAAGTGATGAAACAGCAGCATCAAATACTCCTATTTCTGAGATAGTGCAAGCACTCGCAACTGTAAACTCATGCTCTATAACGTAATCGCTACCGACCTTTTTAGCGGTATCTGCCTTTGCTCTATCAACTTCAGTTACTAATGCTTCATTTGTGGCTAATGCAGCTGTAGTTCCAGTACCGTAAGCTAAGTAAAGTGCCGAGTCTGCATCACTATCATACAGCATAGAATTGAGGGCTTTTTTGCCAACATTTGTTATGAGTCCAGCGGTTATGTCAGCCATTAACTAAACCCATAATCCTTTCCAGACGGGTTAGCGTGTAATGTTTCTCCACTTGTCTTTTCCTCTGTATCATAGATACCTATTAAACCGCTTACAAGACCTATAAACTCATCCTTACGTTCCTTAGCCTTCTCATACTCATGTGTCCAGGAGAACCCAATGAAGCAAGCTAAGGCTAGTATAGCATCATCCCACTCATCACCTATGACAGTGGTAGCTGTCCCTGAAAGTACCGCAGGTCTTTTCCTGTATAGTATCTCTAAGGCATAGGTGTCATCAGGAGTAGGGTGTAAATAGATATACTCATCACTTCGTGAGTATTCATTGGGCTCGCCCTCGGCATCTGTGTTAGACCTATCAGTATAGGCAAAGTACTTGTTAATCTTTATGTAATCTAAATCCCTATCATTGGTTGTATCTTGAACATTATAAACAGCTATGGCATCTGTAGGTACGCTAACATAAGCTGTGCCGTCTGTAGTTGACTGAGATACATCAGTAACAATAAGCTCTGGGAACTTGAAACTTTTCTTTACCGCCCAAAACCTATTGCGTGTGGTGAGGTTTTTATAAGCCATATTAATCCACACACCATACAAATCTGTACTGTCTACGCTCTCTAAATCAGTTCTATTCCCGAACTGGAATTTAAGATAAGCCTTCATCGTTTCAAATGTCATCGCCATCTCAATCCTCCACTTTTGCTATAATCTCTGAAGAACTAAATATGCGGTAAGTATCATCAACCATGTGTTCACTCAATAAATCAAGCACAATTCCAGTATAGAACGATACCAGAATAAAGTCACCCTTCTTAAAGTTATCTGCTTCATCGCCAACTGCCAAAACTTCTCCTATCCTTGAATTCTTAGAATGTTTATCAGCAATTATAATTTTTACTTCACCTTCGCCATACGTTTCTTCTTTAATGGGAAGTAATCTCGCATATACACGGTCTCCCTGAGGTATAATTTTCATATTATCTCCTTATGGCAACTTGCCACGCTCCGACTCACTTATCTTTATTTTTTGGTTATCTCTTTCTTCTGGTATAGCCCTAAACGGTAGATGTTCCTTGCAGTACCATTTCCCTTTATACTTTGTAAGGTATGACAGTGGGTACATTATGCCGTATGTCTTTTCATACCCATATCCATCCATAGTAGCGGCACTGTCAGAATTGGCAGTCTTTAGAGTCTCATCTTCAGAACCCCATAGTCTATCAGCCACACCTACAGCGTTCTCTATCTCTATGTACCCAGCAGCATCATTACCAGCCCAAGTACCACTCACTAACTCAACCTCAGTAACAGTCCCGTAATCAGTGGATGTAGCACCAGTTAATACATCATCTTCCTCTACTTCTGTGCTTCCTGATATAAATTTAACCTCTACACGCTTATACTGGTTCCCACCGCATAAATGACAAGTGTGCCATTTCTCGTTGCGTATCCTCTGTTGGAAGTTCTTAGGGTTAATCATCTCACATAGATTTCTGCTGTAGCACTAGAACTCAATGTGTGCATAGCTAAGTTATTAAACCGTACACCCCTATCGCCGAAGTTTATCACTTCTGTTATTTGCTCTGCATCTACATCTAAACCAGCTTCAAAACTAAATGCTATTTTGGGTGTCCATATTTTCCAACTATAAGTTTTTGTTGCTTCATCGGTAAATGTACCATGATAAGAATTTAGAGCATCAACGATTGCATCGTCATTATCTCCTGCCGTACCAGTCTGTACTCTAAATTTATTATTGCCCGTGCTTGTTTTATAAAAGTAAATAATATCATTTACCGCAGGAGCACCAGAAGCAAAGTTTCCAGTAGATGTAAAGGTAGCAGTAGCAAATGTAGTTTCCTTTGTCGCAACCGTATGGTCTGGTGTTTCACCTTCATCCCACCATGTAAATGTTGCCGCATCATCATATGCAGCCCTTAGAAATCTCACCTTTTTAATCCATATAGGTCGTATTGATATTATACCCTCTGTATTTATAATCATGGGATTTGTAGTTAAGGTATTCGCCATATTTTTCTCCTTGTTCTTTCTTCAGACAAGATGGGAGTCCACCTTTCGGCGAACTCCCACTGAATCTTATTTCTTTTTCTTTGGTATAGTCGGTGTCGGTTTGTCACCGTCTTTCATTAATTCTTCTAGTGTCCTAAAAGAACCCTGCAATAATACCTGCTCTTTAGCAATACTGGCTATCTGTCTGTCAAGTTCGGCTCTCTGTTTAACCATGGTTTCCCTCTGGCTATCTAGTGTTTCAAACTGTTCTTTGACTTCAGCCTGTTTTACTTTTAGCTTGTCCTTCATTTTTAAAACTCCTTTAAAATTTAAATTAAAGGGGTGGTTTCCCACCCCCATTATTAATCGTTATGCACTCTGTCCAGCAGTAGCAAGAGTTCCTGCTCCAGCAATCTTGAATGCTCTCCAGTCCGTTGCATTAACGGCGAACAAAAACACAACTTCATCTTCTGCAATGGTTACAGCACCAGCAGCAGTTCCGCCATTAATCGTATCACTAGCAGCAGCAGTTAACTCAAAATCCTGAGAAGAGTCATCATTAAACACAACCAGCTGTTGTCCCTCAACAGCAGTTGGAAGTACAACAATATGAGCATCGTTATCAGAATCACCAGACCAGAATGAACACCCAGCAGCGATTAATCCAGTAGTCGCACCGCCGACAGTAGCCTTACCATTAGTCACGGTATGGAATACACCCTTATGGGTTGTTTTCTCTGCGAATAATGAGTGTCCAGCAGATACATGCAAAGCACCTTGAGTAGTAGAAACTCCAATCTCAACTCCATAGGCATTTGTCTGAGCAGTACCAGTAGAGATAAACCTAGCCAAATGTCCTTCAGCAGCAGTAATCGGCTGTGCGGTTGCATGTTGCACAAGAAGTGCAGTTGCACCAGCATTAGCACCAGCAGTGTCGGTTTTCAGTGTCAACATACCAATGTCATTAGCACCAATCCAGGCAGGGGTTCCTGCTCCATTAATAATTGCCGCCCAAGTAGTCTGATTAGCAGCTGCGTCAATTTCGAGTCCCTGTGAATCAGCTTCAGTACACGTAATGTGTAGTCCAGCACCAGTTCCAGAATGAGCTAGTGTTACCGTATCTGTGTTTCCAGTGGTATCAATACCAGCAATCGTCAACAGCGTCCCAGCAGAATCAGCACCAGTCATAAGAACAGGCGTATCAATAATATCAATGCTTCCTGTTCCATCAGATGTCTGTCCAATGTCTAATGTTGAACCAGAATTTTCCCATCTCATATAAATATCAAGTGCAGTACCAAAGGTCAATTCAGCATCATCATTGAAAATCAATGCGTTATCGGAAGCATTCCAAATCATGTCATAAGTGGCAGTATCACCAAAAAACGTAACATCAATGCCATGGTCGCTTACACCGATTTTAAGTCCACCATTAGTAGGTGAAGCTTGCCTTAACTCTAAATCAGCCGCATTGAAATTGAGGTACAAATCACTGCCGTCACCAAACGCAACATGAACATCATCAGAAACAATAAGGTCATCTACCGATGCATCCCAGGTAATATCACTTCCGGCAGTGTTGCCATGTAATATTAAATCAGATGGGTGTACGGAGCCAAACTGTACCTTCATGTTATCGGCAACAAAATCTATTGCCAAATCAGTTTCATTCCATTCTATCGTAGCATCATTCCCAGTTCCGAGTACTAACACAACATTGTCTTTTAAAATTAACGCACCAGCAGTAGTGTCATAATCACCATCCCAATGTAGATACTGTCCAGCAGTCTCGCCATAACAAATAAGGTCAGTATCAGTTCCATCAGCACCAAGGGTGAGTCCACCAGTTAATACAGAAACGCTACTCCCACCAGTTAAGTAAGAAGTCGCACTCATGTACAACACATCAGTAAAAGTATTTTTCCAATAGATACTTGAACTACCTAAATCATCTGTGCTGTCTGTATCGGAAACAAGTGAACTGTTAATTATAGTAGTAGTCGCCAAATTATCCAACGCCCTTCTAGCACTACTAACAGCAGTCGTACCCAAAATACTTCCATCTGAATTTTCATCAGTGGGTCTCGATGAAGAAACCCTTAGTGCACTCGCACTATCCGCCCATAAATACAACCCACCCTGTAAAACACCAGAGCCATCAATAGACTCTAAAAATAAGAGTCCGGCTTCCTCAGAACCCCCAGCGGGGACATTGAGTATAGCCCTTTGTTCGTTCCACTTCGACCCTATCCAAATCCCGTCAAGGGTCGTAGTATCAGTTATTTTAGCCATCATTTTTCTCCTATAACCATCCTCCTACCATAATAGGAGTGAAAGGGAAGCGGAATCTCACCGCTTCCCGAATTAATTTTTAAGTGTGACCCACATAAAGCAATCTTGGGTCGCCCCAACCATAAGTAAAGTACTGTAGCGAAGTTACAATCTTGTCCTGAGTGTTATCAGGAGCGTCTTTCGAGAACATCTTGGGTTCCATAGCAGTAAACACATTGTAATCATAGTCATCATTAGTAGTATCAGCCAAAGACCAGGCAGTGGTGCCCGTCAACCTTGGATTTTCAAATAGAGTCAGTCCCATTGAAGTAACGGGTTTGTTAGTAGTATTAGTAGCATCATAAGGTCGCTTTTCGCTTCCAGTAAGCTCTACAGCAGTAAAATGCAGATACGGGGTATAGATAAGTTTATTAGCACTTCCGCCCATAAACAGTCCCATGTCATCTTTTAAAGTAGCGAAGTAATACCGACCACTCTCAAGAGCACTATGCGACAACGCAGCGTTAAGATAGTTACTGTAATTGTCATCAGTGTTATTCGGATTTAACCCAGTATGAGTGGCATAAGCAATAGCAAAGCCATCAAAACCAGTACCGCAATCTAATGAAGCACTCGTTGGACTATTGAACATTGTGTGAATCTCAATGTCTTTAGACTCTTTCATAACTTTACCAAGACTCTTAGCCTGTTTGTCATATAGTTTGTACTTATTGAACTTATCCATTTTGTGAGTCATTCTAAACCCAGTACCGAACTGTCGCTGATTGTAACTTTTAGTGGTATCAAGAGCTGGGCCACGTATCGGAATATTCTGCCCCTCAGCAATCTCTGAAGCAGTATCAAGACCAGCCATTCTTAAATCTTTCTCTTCTTCTAAATCTGTTTTTAAATCATTACACATACCAGCATAGAAGGTCTGTGTCTTCCTCGCCGTGTTATCAAATAACTTACGTAGAGTACCGACTTTCAGAAGGTCTGAGTTGGTTGTGGTGTCGAAACTTGTTCTAATTATAGCCATTTTATATCCCCTGTGCTAATTCTGTAGGATCAAATCTTACCAGCACTCGTCCGCCGTCAGTCCCCACCGCATCATCGGGATGGAGCCCTACAATGTACACATCTTCTGACGCAGTTCCATCAGTAACGACATGAGCACCTGCTGTAAAGGTTATATCGGCATACACACCAACAATGCTTTCAGCCGTAACGGTAGAATACGCCATCACGTAAATCTCATTTAAATTTAGTAATTGTACTGGAATCTTTGTATCCGCTACTCCATCAGCTGTTTTTAAAGCAATACCAGTAATAGCACCATCGGTAGCTATTACTAATTCGCCACTTGCGGTTTTTACAAGGTCTCCCTTGTAGAAAGCATTCTCAGCAGCGTCTGTTTCTATCTCAATAATCTGGGGTGCTAACCCAGTATAAGCAACAACACTTGCCATTTTTATTTCTCCTTTAATGGCAAAAGAGTATTTCTTTAGAGTAGTTCGCCTAACATCTCTTCCATGTCTGCATCGGGAATAGCCGCACCAGCTTTGCCCATATCACTATGGAACTTTTCTAGTTTAGCCTTTGCACCACCCTTCGACATATCTACTTCCAATTTCCGCCTTCTGAGGTGGTCTATAAGTGGACACTTAACGAGTATTAAGTCCCCAAATACAAAATTACCCTCAGCGTTCGGAACTATCCCATCGGGACAATAATTGTCAGTACTAATGTTTACAGTAGTGTAATTCCATTTTGCTTTCCATGAAGTTAATTCCAGGTAGTTATTACCTTTCTCATAACGACACCAGGTGAACCAATAAGGTGGTCGAGATTGTTTCTTACTCATGAAGTCAACATACCTTTTTTCAATAAACTCATAGGCACCATTTTTTTTCTGGCGTTCCTTTTCCTTCTCAGCTTTTACTAAGAGTCCTTTTGATTTCTCATCTTTACTCTTTTGTAATTTTGTTATCTCTTCATCAATGGCAAGTTTACTAAAATTTAAATCAATTATCTTTGCATCTTGTAGGTACATTATTTTCTCCCTTCTTTAATCTCAGCCTCGATTATCTCTTTTGCCTCTTTTTCTGTCAAACCCATGCCCCTGGCAAATGCCCTGTCTTTGGGTTCGAGTTCTAAGACAGGACTGCCTTCTTCTTGTATAGCTATTCGAGACGGCGTTTCAGTCATTGTGGGTCTTACAGCAGAAGAGGTGTCGGGCTTTAGTTTATCATACTCACCCCGATTGAGGCGAATATGTTGTGCAGTTTTTAACCACATCTGTTTGTCAGTAATATACTGGTCAACAGGTATTCCCTGTTGCAGATATGGGTAATAGAATTGTCCAACCTGGTCTTCGACTTCTTTCTCGATTCCTTTAAAAATCGGGTCTTCTGTCATAACCTGTTTTCCCCTCTGAAATGCTGTCTTAGCACGTTGGAGGTTCTGGTTAAACTGTCCCTGCACAAAGCCTTCCCTTTCCTTAGCAACAACACGCTTAACGGTTTCCTCTACCGATTGAGAGGGTTTGTCCCAATTAAAATCGGGCGGTTTTTCCTCTGGCTGCGGTGGAGTCACCTCCGGCTGTTGCTGACTGTAGTTACCATAATCCTGAGCATATCTCTGCTGTGCCTTCTCAAGCTCTGTCATCTTGCCACGCAGTTCACCAATTTCTTGGTTTCGTACGCCAATATGAGAGTCTTGGTCGTTCACAACTTTTAATAACTCTTCCTTGGATAAACCATCCCACCGAGTTTGCTTTTCAGTTTCAACGGGCTTGGGTGTTTCCTCTGGTTTTAATTCTTCAAGATTCTCTAGTGGTTTTTCCACTAGAGGTTCTTCTTGTTTTGGTACTTCCATTCTTTTTTTCTCCTATAAGAGTTCCTTGCGGGTTAACTCCCTATTTCGTTTTCGAGCTTTTCTGGGATAGTCAAGACATACTTCAATGCCTCTATTGCCCCTTGAGCACGAAAAATCTTCTTTTCATCGTCGCTATTTTCGGTAATAAGTCTTCTATTTTTAACCTTCTCTTCTATTTTCCCAACAACATCTTTGTAGGTATTTGAGCCTATAAATTTCAATAAATCGTTTCTTCTCTTAGAGGCTACTAGCATTTCTTTTTCACTCATATTATTTCCGCCATATTCGCCAATCTTCCATTGGCACTAAGTCTGCTGTTCTCAGCTAGTTCGATAAATCGACAGTTACCAAAGGCATAATTGCCATCATTGTCAATTCTGTCGATACTTGGTTGTTTCATGTCCTTTGCATTGTCTCTTAGGTATATATCTTTTATTTCACCTACAGTAATTAGGAAGCATATTCCCCTTCCACCATATCGATGGAAATCTTTACTGTTGGGATTATTACAACGCTCTTTTGCACTTTTGAGGTGAGATGTCCAGGGTTTCTCCATCTTTCTTTTTCTTTTGTTTTCTTTTTCCTTTTTTAATATATCTTCTCTGTTATCAAAGTAATATTTCTTCTGTATTTTTAATTTTTCTTCTCTATCGACAATGTACCGTGCTCTTTTTCGTGCTTTTATTTCCTCTTCATGGTCTATGTAATATACCCTACACTTTTCGTTTTGTTCTTCTTTATTGTTAAGGTGCCATTTTCTGTTGTATGTTTTTTGTTCTACTTTTGTCATCACATAGCTCCTGGGGGTGGCATTTGCTGCGGCGGTTGTCCCTGCGGGGGTTGCTGCGGCGGTGGCGGCAAAAGGTCGATTGAATTCGCTTTGGCTTTCTCTACATCTATCATCTCGCTTAACTCTGGCACTAATTTTTCTGTATCCGGCTGGTCAAAATCTTTTAGGATTTTTCGCAATAATGAAACGCCTACGCCATATTGTGTGATTAAGAACTTTTTAAATTCTGACGGAGTTTGTTGATTAACTATAGCATCAATCATGCTAGCACTTTTTGTCATAAAGTCTGACATCATGTGGTAAACATTGGTGTTTATCTCACGCCGCATGTCCTGGTTCACTATCTCAGTAGAAGCCTGAAGTGTTACTGTCAGCCCATCATAAATATCCTCTATTGGGAAGTCAACGGCTTGAGTTACCCATTCACCACCAACATCCTTTGTATACTCGTATGTTGGCTGGTACTGAGCAAAGTTTTCAAGTAAAAGCATACCAAGCCTTTCAAATCCCCTTATAATGTTATTCTTCAAGGATACAAACTTCTTCTGTGATTCCTGCATACGTGCAAACGCTTCCTTAAACACAGGGCGTTCACTTGTAGGCTGCCCCATGTTCTCTGGTGCTATACCACAGGCACGGTTAGCCATGTCTATAAGTCTTTCTTCCTCGGTTACCGTAGAGTGGTAAACATCAGGGAACCTTTCAATGCGGATAGCCTGGTCTAAATCACCTTCTATAACCTCTACTTTCCCTGGGTTTATCTCATAGTTATCAAGACCAGCACCAGCAGCTACAAACACTATAGGTGAGTTTATCTCTGTCATACGGTCTAATCTCTGGTTCTCTAAGGTGTCTATATGTTTCTGTAGTTTTTCTGTTATCTCACAGATACCCTCACCATCTGCACCGAACTCTGTGGGGTATGCCTTAAATACAACGAATGGTCGTCTACCGCTAAACAGTGGAGTGTAAATAGCCCTTACTATTTGCTTACTGTCTTTGTGAAATGTAATAACTATCTCATCTTCTTCACCGTCACCGTCTACATCAAACCGTGTCCATAGTTCCCATATCCTAAAAGGCTCAGTAGCCTCGATTGTCTTTAAGTCTTTACCACTTATCTCCGCCCTTTCCTGTTCACCTTCTTCTCTCTTGTCTGGATTAAGTATCTTCTCAACGGCTTCTTTTTTATAAAGACCCTGATTAACCTTGGTATTGAGCTGTGCCTTACGGTACATCTTACTGAATCCACACATATAAGCATCATCTGGGTCTTCAGCATCTGCTGACATTATCCAATCTAATCTATCTATGGGGAATACATCAGCACCCTTTACGTCTGTCTTTATGTATTTAACCGCTTTCCTCTTTGTTCCCTCAAGAGAATACTTATGTATCTCCTTATCCTTGAGTTCTTCCTCTGTAGCATAACGGTAACAAGGGCGTTTCCGTTCAGTATACTTTACTTCTACTACACCTGACCCCATCTTGATAGTCTGCAATACTGGCGATAATGTCTTTTCTTTTAGGTGAAGAACATTTTTCTGATACCAGTCAAGTCCATCTTCAAGGTTCCTGGCGAAGTCCATATACTCAGCAGAACTCGGTTTAAAGAGCCAGAACTTATCCCTGCCGTAAAGCTCATCTTCTACCCTCACGTAGATGGCATCCACACAAGAACGCGTAATTGGCGTTACTACGTTTGCTGGGTCGATGAACGGAGAACTCTTAGGCTCCCGATACCCCTTGTATTGTTTCTGCCACCTACGTATATTGTCTAACCTTACAGCCTGGTTGCCTTGTTCTACGGTAAGTAGCTCTTCGATATGATTAGCAAGTTTTTCCTTGAGTCCTACCCCGTTTATTTTCCTTTTTAAGTCAATATCAAGCCCACCTACAAAGTCCTCTATACTCTCCTTTGAGGCTTCAGTGGCTTTCTTATTCACATTATTCTGGTTTGGCGATTGCATCTAGAACCCTTATAAAACAATCAACACAAATAAATCTAATCTGGTCTTCACCCTCTAATTTCAGCGAGGGAACATCAAGTAAATCTGAATCACAATAAGAACATTTCTCCTTGGCAGTTGTAGGACTGAAAAGAAAACCATTGTAATTTGGCATTATCTTGTCTTCCGCCGTGATTGAGTCATTCGTCTCTTACTCACACCACCCCTAGGCTTCTTGGC